GTTGTATTTGTATCAACTACAAACGCACCTGATGTTCCTGTTGCATTTCTTGCGAAATAATATGTTGTTGTAGCAGCAGCACAAGCTGTTGTGCTTTGAGCCGCAGACGCATTAAAGTTTGATAAAGCTATTGGACAATCAACTTCCCATCTAAATAAAGTTCCACACATAGGTGCGGAAATAATTAAATTTACAGACGTTGGTGTTGTAGCTGATTTAGGTATAACCATTGTAAAAAGAGGAGAAGTTATCGAACTTGAATCTGACGAAAACCCTACTTGATTATTTACTACTGAAAAATTTTCTTGTAAAGTTCCTTGCGAAACGTAAGCATTTCCTGTATAAGAAAAATCTTCTGGTTTATCACCTTGCGAACATGCGCCTCCTGGAGTGTTAGTATAAGAACCAACTAAAGCTGAGTTTTGATTACCAATATAAGTTGGTAACCCAGTTCCTTGATTGTCTATACCAGCATAATCAACTTGTGTACTACTTCCATTTAATAAAACAACTCCATTATGATTGTTTTTAGCAGTCATTCTGTTATAAGATACAGAATTATATGTTGACAAAACTCCATCAGGAACAGATGACCCCATATAAAAATACATAATAACAGCTCCTGTTGAATTAGCTAAATCTATATTTACACTAAAATAACCATTACCACTTTGTGAAGCAGACAGACCTTGACCACAAGACACTGAACATGTTCCGCATGGTTGAGCGTTTAATAAAACCCCATTTAATTGTTGTCTTATAATATTACCTTGTGCATAAAATCCGTCTGGAGCTGCTGTTGTTAAAGTAGTATCTGTAAACAAAGAAGATGCTTGAGAAAAATTTAATCCATCAAAACAATATGTTCCTAATGCTGCCATTTATTTTTGTTTTTAAGGGCAATCAGTTACCGCGGTAACTAAGCCAAATTGATTTACTGTTATATATTTAGAATTTGGTGCTATAGCAATTCTATAAAGCCCAACTGGTAAATTACTTCCGACAGCTCCGTCACTTGCTGAATATACAAAATCTCCATAAACTGGAAGTGTATTACTTCCTGAATGATAAAATGTTTGAGTTAAAGGTTGTTGACAAACTATATTTAAATTTGTTTGAACTGAACTACTTTGATATGCAGTAAATGTAAAATCACAATCACAACATGCTGAAGCAGCTGATGTTGCATCATAACAAAACTGCTGACAACTTGTTAACCTATAATCATTTATTAAATATAAATATTTGTTTCCTAAAGGCAATGATAATCCAACAATAGTAGATTGATATAATCCTGTTGATGGACTTATTACACTACCGTTTGGAATAGTTGTAGCTGCTGTTAATAATGAAGCAATATCTGTTTCATTATTTGCATATAAAGTGTTGCTTGATAAATATTTAAAATTATCATTTGGATAAGCCCAATCATAAGTATCAAAATTTATTTTATTAGATCGTATTGTTAAATCAACTCCACTATAAGGAAATACTCCTAATGATCTAACTCCAACTTGTGCATCATAATATGAAGCCACTACATTGCTGTTTCCAAATTCAACTAAATCTGAATCAACTGGACTAATATTAGCGGTATCTTCCCAAAAATATTCTGCATGAATAAATTTACCTGCTTGTTCAGCTGAATTTATCGCTATTTTTACAACAGTTATATTAACTTCTGTAACACATTCTGCTGTTAAAGTAAATGATGCTGCTGAAATTGCAGTAATAGTAATTGTAGCGTTTGTTGGAGTATTTAAAGTTTTATCAAAACTAAATGTACCAGAACCTGTTAAAGTACTACTTGTAGTAGTAACACCATTCCATAATACAGATATTGTTATTGACCCTGAAGAAATATTAAAATTAAAATCAGCTGTTCCAATTAATGCACCATAATTTATAACTGAAATAATTGTTTGATTTAATGCCAAATTACTTCTTTGTAAACTATATCCACATTGTAAAATTTCTGGAGGTAATGGAATTTTTTCACAATTCATTCCTAACACATACTCATTCATATAAGGATCAAATGCACCTAATTTTTGAGTTTGAATAGAAGTATAAAATTCATCTCTAAAAAATGAACGTAATCCGTTTTGAGATATTACTTCTAATGTATCAGTTGAATAACTAAGACCTCGTAATTTTATTACAGCACCTCTTTTAACGTCTGTAAAAAACATATCAGAGCCATGAGCAACAAAACTTTCAGGATTATAACTAATACCATATTCTTCTATACGAGCAATTTGAGTTCCTAAAATTTCTGGAACTGAAGCAATAACTCCACCTCCTACACTATCACTAATTAAATTTTTACTTGCTAAAACATAAGTTATTCTGTCTTCTTGAAGAACTAATATATCTGTTTGTCTTGGATGCATTTTTTGAATTGGTCCAAAAGTTGTTTCACAATCTTTAAAATTTACTAATCCTAAATTAAATTCATTAAGATTATTAATACCACTGT